CAGCGACGATGTCCGGGAACAGAACCAACTGCCCTAAATGCGGTGTAGTGTTCTCGTGCAACAAAGAGAACATGTCCTATGTGCTCGCCGATGACAGCGGCGGCGCGGTAGGCGATGACTTCGGCAGCAAAGATCAGTAACGAAAAAGCCCGCTGGGCTTTCGCTCAGCGGGCTTTGGTCGCAACTCTGCAATTTGGCGAAAATCTACACCTAATCGGCCACTTCTGCAAGACGATTTTCTGCGGCCGCCTGCACGACGGGCAGATCAACCAGTCCATCGACCACGAACCGGGCGTGCAGCCGGGCGATGCCGAGCGCCTCCAACTCGCGCAACCGCTTGCGCACCGTCATGGCCGCGCGGCCGAGCGTGCGGATCGGCACGCCGTACTCGTCCGAGATCGCCTTGTAGGACAGGCTGCTCTCGCGCTGGTGCGGGAATGAGTGGGCGGCAATCAGCGCCATGATCGGGTCGCGGCTCGCCACCGGCAGGCTGGGCCGGAGGTAGGCAGCCATGCCGAGCACGCCGGTCTTCCACTCGATCGACGGCGGCGTGCCCGGGTCTGCCGCCAGGCCGGCGCGCGCGGGCCTCTTCGGCATGCCACGCGCGAAGCGGATCCATACCGCGAAGCGCTCCGGGTCCGGCAAGGTGTCGCGGACGGCGGCCACCACCATGGCGCACTGCGCGCGGATCTCGTCGCCCGACAAGCCGTAGAAGTCGATCGTGCCGCTCGGTGTGCCGTACAGCTCGTCCAGGAACTCGGCCTGCCGCTTCGTCAACTTCGGAATCGATTCGAGGATGCGGATCAGCGTCAGCCGGAAGGTCTGCTTCTGCCGAGGCGGCAGCGACATGACCAGGAAGCTGACATGCAGGGCCTGCTCGGTGCTCTCGAAGATGCCGTTCAACGCACACCCCGCGTCGTCATGGCCAGCGCCCGGTGCGCGTCGAGCCCGCGCACGTAGCCGGTCAGGTTGCTGCTGAAATCGGGCCGGATGCGCGTATCGACGTGCGCGTCGGCGGCGCGGGACGTGCCGGCCAGCGAGTACAGCCGCCCACGGTGCGCCGAGTGGGTATCGAGCCGCGCGAGCGCCACGTCGGTGGACAGCACGACCCGGACGGACGAGACGGGCTGCTTCAGCCGGTCGGCAAGCTGGCCGGCGGTGTACCGCTGCCCGGGCTTCATGATCGCGAGGATCCCGTTGATGGTCAGTTTCGCGTGGGTGGTCTTCATCGCCCTCTCCTAGGCTCGCTTCAGGTTCAATTCGGTGGCTTCGATGCGGACGCCCGGCTCCCGGGCGTAGAACTTCTCGATGTGGTTGCTGACGACCTGGCTGTCGTCGAGGTAGACGATCCCGTTCATGGCGTCTTTCAACGCCTTGACAACGTTGTCCTCGTCCGGCTTCTTGGTGGCGCCGATCTCGCCGGCGGCGGCCTCGGCCTGGCGCTTCTGCGACCAACTCGCGGGGATGGGCACCGCGATGTAGATCACGAGCCGCACCGGCCCGGCGTAGGGCGGCTCGCTGCGCATCGCCAGCCGCGCCTTGAACTTCACGAGCCCCTCGTAGCTTTCGGTCTTGGCCGGCGTGTAGGTGGTGACGCGCGCTCCGCGGCGGGCGAATTTCGGCCGCCCCTTCGCGACCGGAGCGCCGAGCACCTCGAACGCGACGCTGCGCAGGGCGCCGGGCACGGAGTTGAACGGCGGCCGGATCATGCCCGCACCTCGCGGCCTTTCCACGCCTCCTCCACGTCGGCGCGCAGGCGCTGCGCCGCTTCCTTGCCCCGCTTCGCCTCGACGGCGGACAGGTAGGCGATGCGCACCGCCCGGCTTTCGAGGCTCAGCACATGGCGCACCTCGCACTCGTGCCGGTGCTGCTCGTCGATCGGGTTGGGGTCGTAGGTCATCGGGCGACCTCGGCCGCCGGACGCGGCGCCGTTTCGGCCGGCTTGTGGGCGTCGCAGTAGTCGCGCCCCTTGTGGGTCCAATGCGCCTTGACGCGCGGGCCGCGCGCGGCGCACTCGCAGCAGTAGCGCCAGCCGCCGGCCTTGACCATGTCCTTGGTGATCCGCTTCATCGCCCTGCTCCCAGCAGCGCGCCGGCCGCGACGGGCCCGGCGGCGTTGCGAAACGCGCGGTTGTGCTCGTCCCACCACGGGCCGTCGCCGGCCGCATTGAACACGCGCAGCTTGAATTCGAGCGGGTGCTCGCCCTCGCGGGGCGTCACGCCGAGCCCCTTGCCGAAAGCGACGATCCCCGAGAACGACAGGTACCAGGCGCCGTCGTCGGCCGGCTTGCCGGGGCTGGCCGCGGCCGTGCGCGCCGCCAGCACGTCGCCGAGCAGGCGGTCCAGCAGGCCGACGTTGAGCGGCTGGTCGCTTTTCTCGTCCTCGCGCCGCTTGCGGCCGGTGGCCACGGCGATGCGCAGGTCGTCGGGCGTGAAGCCGCGGCCCGGCCATGCCGCGATGCGGTCGTCGGCATCCGCGACGGCCACGCCGCTCGAGCGCAGGATCTCGACGAACGCGGCGGCGGCGGCGTTCGGCGCGTCCTCGCGCGTTACTGCCTGTGCTGTGCCGCCGCCGCTGTGTTTGTCGTTTACATCTCCTTCTCCCTCTCCTTCTCTCTTGCGATCGGGGGGCGATTCGGGGGGCGATTCGGGAGGGGAATCGGGGGGCGATTCATCAGGTGATCGGGGGGCGATCGGGCCGGGATCGCGGGCCGATTCGGATACGATGTCCTTCACCTGCTTCTTGCGCAGCCATTCGGATTGGGGGGCGACGTCCTTCAGCAGGCGCGCCGCCTCCACCACCTGCGCACGCACGGCGACGGTGTCGATCTCGATGCCCCAGCGCTTCGCGTTGCCCACGCTGCCCGACAGGCTGCTGGTCAACTTCGACAACCAGGCCTCCAGCACCTTCTCGGCGGCCACTGGGTGATACAGGCGACCGTCGGCGCATTTCACCCAGCCACGCAGCACGTGTTCCTTCACGCGCCTCCAGCTTTTCGCCTGTGAGAGGTGGCCGAGCATGCGGTCGTCGGCCGGCAGGCTGGCAGCCGGGATCTGGTGCCAGCTCTCCAGCCACAACGTGATCGCGGCGGCGCGCTCGTCGCCATTGCCGAGCACCCACGTCTCAGACGTGAGCAGCCGTTTCACCTCGATCGGCATGAACGGGAAATCACGGAGGTTGCAGTCCGCCGGGGTGAGAGGATTCGGGAGATCGTTCATGCTGATTCAAACATCAGGCCGGGCTGCCGCAGGCGGTCGCGCTGCAGCGGCTCGTAGTCGGGGTTGAGCTCGCAGCCGAGGAAGCGCCGGCCGAGCCGCTGCGCGACCTGGCCGACCGTCCCGCTGCCGAAGAACGGATCGAAGACGACGTCGCCCGGCCGGCTGCCGGCGAGCACGCAGGGCTCGACGAGGGCCTCGGGGAAGGTCGCGAAGTGGGCTCCGGCGAACGACTGCGTCGGGATGGTCCAGACGCTGCGTCGGTTCCGGGTGGTAACCGTCTCGGTGACGACGGCGCTGAACGACTCGTTCTGCTTCACACGCGGCTTGGTGACGGCGTCGTAGCCGCGCCCGAAGCCCACACCGTTGCCCGGATAGCGGCCGACGTTGCCCCGGTGGTCTCCCGGGCCCGTGTCCCAGCCTGATGGGGTGCGCGCCTTCGGGTTCACGCCTACCGCCCGCTGGCGCTCGGCATATGCGACGAGCCCGCTTTTCGTCCTGTGGTGCACGTCGCCGGCCGCGAACGCCTCCGCCGCAGCGTGCTGGCGATTGCCCGGGCCTCGCGGGTGCGCGGTGCCGTTGGTGGGCTCCTGCATGGCGTCGAAGTCGTAGTAGTACCGCTCGCTCTTGCTCAGCAGGAACAGGTACTCGTGCGCCTTCGTGCAGCGGTCACGCACTGATTCAGGCATCGGATTCGGCTTGTGCCAGATGATGTCCTGGCGCAGGTACCAGCCGGCATCCTGCAGCGCGAACGCGAGCCGCCACGGCTGGCCGACGAGATCCTTCGGCTTCAGGCCTTCGACGCGCACGTCGGAGCGCGGCACCGGGGCATCGTCGCGCCGGCGGCTGGCCGTCATGCTCGCGCGGGCTTTTCGCGATTCGGTCTGATTGCGCCGCGTGCCCTGTAGCGTCGATCCGACGTCCGGCCCGCTGCGCGAGCCGGCGTAGCTGTCGCCCATGTTGATCCAGGCCGTGCCGTCGTCGGCCAGCAGCTGGCGTGCGAGGTCGAACACCTCCACCAGCGTGGCGATGAACTCGCGCAGGGTCTGCTCCTGGCCGATCTCGCGCGCCTTGTCGGGGTGGCCGTCGGGCAGATACGAACGCAGGCCCCAATACGGCGGCGACGTCACGATCGTCTGCACGCGCACGCCATCGGCGATCATGGCGCGCATCAGGTCGCGGCAGTCGCCGCGGTGGGAACTGTCGAGCCAGATCACGAGGCCTCCCGCGCGATCGCCGGCAGCGGCTCCGCCGCCGTTTCAAGCGCGGCCTGCACGCGATCGAGCTGCGCGCGCAGCCGCTGGATCTCGCGGTCCGCGTTCAACCGGCGCGCCGCCTCGTGGCAGGCCTGGGCGATCACCATGGCATCCGCATTGCGGCGCAGCCCCAGCGCGGTCGCCAGCTTGGCGCGCGCCTCGTCGATCTGCGTAGCGTCGCGCTGCGCGCGCTCGCGCGAGCGGGACAGAATCAGTTGCCGCTCGTCCTCGGCCTCTTTCGCGGCCGTTTTCAGTGCCTCGGTTGCGTCGTGCAGGCGATGCTCCGCCGAGAGCCGATCGCGCACCGCCTCGGCGACCAAGTCGCCGAGCTTCGCGCGCAGCAGGTGGGTGAGCTTCCATTCGCTCACGATCGCGGCGCGACCTTGGCACTTCTGCCGCTCAATCTCGCGCGGCAGGCCGTCGATGATCAGTTTCACCCAGGCGTCGCGCGGCAAGTTCTCCATGTTCTTCAGCGTCGGGCCCTTCAGCGTGCGCCAGCCATCGGGCCCGCGCACGATGAGGCCGCAGCCGGACGGGATGTCATCCTTCTTGAGCAGGCCCGCCGGCGCGGCGAAGATCACGCCAGCAGCGAAGCGCAGATAGGAGGTCCACTTCCCCGCCGTCACGTCGCGGCGGAAGTCGGCCACGCTGATCTTGCATTCGTAGGCGACTGGCTGGAACCGTGCGAATGAGCACGGCACCGAGTAGACGTCGGGCCGCGGCGAGCCGGCGGGGCCGAGCTGCATGTCGGTCCAGACGAGGCGGTCCGATGCGCCGCGAAGGTGGGCGGCCAGGTCCTCGGCCAGGGCGTTGTGGGTCCAGTTCATGCGACCGCCCGTTGCAGTTGCGCCTCGTGCGCGAAGTTCGCGCGAATCAGTGCTTCGGCGACGTCCGGGCAGACGCTGTTGCCGATCATACGGACCTGGGACGACTTCGACAGCGGCTTGCCGTCGACCTCGGGCGCCAGCACGTAGCTGTCCGGGAAGCCCTGCGCGCGGGCGAGCTCACGCGGCGTGAGCATGCGCATGCCGATGTCGACGATCGCGTAGTCCTCACCGTGGATCGTCACCAGCCCGAAACGGTCGTGCGTCGGGACGGTATGCAGCGGCTCGGCCAGCGCCGCGCCGTCGGCCGTCCCGTAGTACTTCACCAGGAACGCGCGCACTTCGGCGTGGTGCGTGCCGCCGGCGCTGATGGTGTGCAGCGGCTCGTCCGTCGGCTGGCCATCGCGACAAGTGCCGCGCAGCTTCACGAGGTGCGAAACGGCCACGGCGGTGTCGGCCTTGCTGGTGATCGTCGCGGCCGGCTCGCCGGCGTCGCGCGGGCGCGATTGCGCGGCACGACCGCCGCAGCCGACCAACTGCGCGGTGACGAGGTGGTGGTGGTCCTGCGTGGTGATGGTGCTCGCCGGCTTGTCGAGCGGCGCGCCGGGCGATTCGTGACCACCGTAGTGCTTAGCGAGGAATGCGGCGACGACGGCATGCTTCGCGCCGCCGGCCACGACGGTTCCGAGCGGCTTGTCGAGCCCCGGCGCACGCGGCGCCTGGCCCAGCCGCTCGCCGTAGCCGGTCTGCACCAGCGTGGCCGCGACGACACCGAACCGGTTGCCCTGCGTCGTCACTGTGTGCAACGGCGCATCGGCGGCCTGGCACGGTGTGTCGCCGAAATTGTGCTTCACCAGGGTCGCCGCGACGAGCGCCTGCTCGCCGCGCTTCGCCGTCGTGATGGTGGCGAGCGGCGCGCCGGCCGTCCGCGTGCGATCGTCGCCCTGATGGGTGATGTGCATGACAGTTGGCACGACGACGCCGAAGCGCGCGGCGCCAGCCATGACCGTGTGCGCCGGCTCATCGAGCGCCTGGCCGGTGCTGTTCTGCGCGAACTTGACGATGAACGGATCGGCGCTGTTCACGACGAATTTCATGATGCCGCGCGCGATACGGCGCATGGTAGCGTCCTTCAGCGGCCGCTCGCGCTCGAAGATCGACGGGCATGGGATCGACCAGTCGATGCAGTCAGCGGCCGTGCGCCAGGGCGCCAGCTTGCCGGCGCGTACGGCCGCGCCCTTCGGGTCGCCATGCGTCGGCGTCGGCCACACGATCGGCAGCCCGTCGCGGCGCGCGACAAGGAAGAAGCGTTTGCGGATCGTCGGCGCGCCGAAGTCGCACGCGCGCAGCTCGCGATGGTCGACGGTGTAGCCCTGGCGCTGCAGCGCGTTCACGAACGAGCGGAACGTGCGGCCTCGGTGCTTCGGGCACGGCCGGCCGTCGGCGCCGAGCGGTCCCCACGTCACGAATTCCTCGACGTTCTCCAGCATGATGACGCGCGGCTTGACGGTGGCCGCCCAGCGCAGCGCGATCCAGGCCAGGCCGCGGATCTTCTTCGACACCGGCTTGCCGCCCTTCGCCTTGCTGAAATGCTTGCAGTCCGGCGAGAGCCAGACGAGGCCTACCGGCTGATTGCCCGTGATCGCGACGGGATCGACGTCGAACACGCTTTCGCAATAGTGGGCCGTGTGCGGATGGTTCGCAGCGTGCATCGCGAGCGCCTCGGCGTCATGGTTGATCGCGACATCGACCGGTCGGCCGAATGCGCGCTCGAGGCCGGTGGATGCCCCGCCGCCACCGGCGAAGTTGTCGACGATCAGCTCGCTGCCGAGGTCGAGCGTGTAGGAGGACAGGTCGCGCTTCATGCGCGCCCCCGCAGGATGAGCATGAGCACGCCGGCGCATGCCGCGCCGAACGCGATCCAGCAGAGAGTGGCGATCGCCATCGTGAAACCCCGTCAGTGTGGTGGCTCGGTCGAGCCGGTAGATCCCTTGCGCCCGCTGTCGCGCGGGCTGGCGGCGCGCGGCGCCGTTAGCTGAATCCGCCGTCCTGCTCGGTGCGGATCGGCGCGGCCTCCGGCCGGACACGCTCGATCATCCAGAGCTCGTCGGTCCGGAAAGCGAGGTAGTCCTGCGGGGGATCGCGGAAGATGAACAGGTGGCGCTTCTCGTGCAGGCCGAGGTAGGTCATGGGCCGGCCCAGTTTGCGAGCAAACAGGTCGCCGACGTCACGCTCGCCGAGGATCGAAACGACCGTCATGCTGCCGCCTGGCGCGCGCCGAAAACCTGCTGCACGTAGGCGCCGATGGCGGCCTGGCTGAGCCGCTGGTATTCCTCGATCGCGCGGCGCTCCTGGATCGCGAGCCACTGGCGCGGGTAGTCGCACCCGGTGAACATGCAGAACAGGTGCAGCTTGGTCGCGTTGAACGGCCGGCGCCCGGCGATCACGTCGTTGAAGTGCGGATAGTGGATCCTGCAGTTGGCCGCCAGCGTCTTGCGGTCGAAGCGGCGTAGGCCGAGCTCAAGCGCGCGCTCGAGGCATTGCTCGAACGACATCATCTCGATCTCGCTCTCGGGAAGCTTCGCGGCCTCGATCCACGGCGCGAACAGTCGAAGTCCGGACTGTTTCATATGAAAAATCAATCGTTACCCGGTTGATTACCCACTTGGCTACCCAGTTGGACTGGGGCCGAAATAAAGGCCGGAACTTCGTCCGGCCGGGATTGCTACTGCCTGCCCATCCACCGCCGCGACGGACGGCCTAACCCGTCCGCTTTGTCTGGATCAAGTCGGGCCAAACTCGCTTGATGACCACGAGCGGAAACATTTCCAGTCGCGTTACCTGGCCCCCGTTTCCAGTTCGATCGGAAGGCCGAACGGAATCGGAACAGGGCGTTCGCCGCTCGCCCAGCGGCTGACATCGGACGCGTGCGCGTCGATTGCACGGCTAAGTGAGACGAGGCGCCCGCGCTCGGCGGCAAGGTAAGTTTTCAGGTCCATGAGGACGCACTTTAGCGAAACGCAAAAGCTTTGTCTATAGCGTTTCGCGCATATACGACTTTAGCGTTTTGCTATTGAATTGACTTCATGAAGGACATCGACGAAATCCGCCGCGACAACCTCAGGCTCATCGAATCGGAGCTAGGTGGCCCCGCAGCTGCCGCGGCTAGAACTGGTATGTCTCACTCGCAGTTCACTAACCTGCGTGACGGCGCCAAGGACTCGAAAACGGGCAGGCCTCGGGGGATGCGAAAAGCGACCGCCCGCAAAATTGAGGAGAGCACCGGGAAGCCGCAAGGGTGGCTAGATGTAGACCATGACGGCACACCGCCGGAGTTGGTTCTGCCATCTCCGCCAGCCGGGTGGGAGAAGCTCAACGCCGCTCAGCGCGCTCAGGTGGAGTCATTCATAGGATGGCTGCTAACGCAGTCACCCTCGGTGACAGAAGCGGATGCCTCACAGGACAAACGATTCGGGAAAGGACTTTGATGGCTGCGATTGTCTTGCTGTTTTAGGTTCGAGGCAAAAATCTGGGAACAACCAATCGCGCGTGAGCAAAAGGCCGCGGCCATCGTCCGCAAGACCCATAACTGCATCCCCCAGAAGGACACACTCCCAGCGCCCATCGCCGTGCAGGCATTCGATCTTCACAATGCGTCCGAGCAGTGCGTCGTTGGACGTGTGAATGACCTTGGCTCGGTCCCCCGGCTTGCAGCGCAAGATGGCCTGTTGTTCGTTGATGCTTTGCATTCCCACCCTCTCTACGTGGAAGAACACTGTACATCTATACAGTATCAGACCGGTCAGAACTTCGCTAGCCGGTCGGACATCGGTAATAGAAAACAATCGTGAATATGAACTTCACACCTACATGCAGGTATGGCCACGGCAACCTGGAAGCACAAACGGGCGTCGAGGGATACACCTGGGTAATCCCCGCCATCGATATGGAACTATTTATGGATGGCGATAGCTGGGCCCAAGGGTGGCAGGCTGCCCTCCCAGGGGTGTATACCATCCGGCTCTTCCGCTGCCCGACGTGCGGATATGTGGAAATGTTCGACGCCGAGGTTCCCAATGGGAGTGCATAAATTCGAACCCAAACGGCATCGGATCAGGACAACCGATCACGCCATGCCAAGGCCACCCGTTGACACGGGCGGCGGCGGCGGGAATGATGATGGGATGGACCGAATTGCTGCACTGGAAGCTGCCAACCTTGAAACTCGCGATCGCCTCGCGAGGATAGAAACGCGCCTCGAATCGGTGGCGACGAAGGCTGACCTTCATGAGCTGATGGCATCCACCAACAAGGCCATCACGGATCAGGCTTGGAAGATGATCACGTGGATGACTGGCATTTGTGGTTTGTTGGTCGGTGCCACCTATTTCATCGCGACCCACTCCAAATAAGTCCGATCGCATCGTTAAAAGCCCCGCCTTGAGCGGGGCTTTTTCATTGCGCCCTTTCCGCTCCCCTCAGACCTTTCCCCTCTCCCGTTCAAAGACTAACAACGGCTGTTACAAATTTCATGTCTAGTTTCGCGTTTCGCTATAGACACACATTTCGCGTTTCGCTAAAGTTCTCTCCAACGCGACGCCCTGTGCCGCGCCACCGCCCAGGCGGATCGCTCTCTAACAACCGAAGGTGTGACCGGGACCGCGTGAGCGGAGGAACCGGCCGGGGTGATCTGCCCCGCGAGTCAGGACGGCCGGCGCGGAAAGCCGCGGCGGTGTGCAAGATCCGAGCGAACCTGACGCAAGACAGCCCTGTAGCACGTGTCCGATGGCGTCGTAATCGGCACAACCCTCGCGTGACCCGGAGCCGGCCGACCGGGAGTAGCCGGGCGCGCGAGTACGCAGTCTTCACCGGTGGCGGTTCGTCACCCTGAGGCGTCACCGGTGAGCGCTGCTGCAACATCGCAGTTCGCTGTTTCACACGTTTCAGTAATTAGGATTCCTACCAATATCAGCACCGGGGAGCGACCATGTCCCATCTGAATCTGATTCACCCTAGCCCACGCCAGCTGGCCAGCTGCATCGAGGTACTGCGCGACGCCGAGCAGGCCGCGGCCGACGACGCCGCGCTGGCGCGCGAGGAGCGCAACGAGCAGATCGAGGACTCGGTCAGCTTCGACCGCTACGACGTCACGCCGGAGGCCGGCGCCGTGATCGACGCTGCGCTGCGCGCCGGGCGCCTCGAAGACGTCTACGAGGTGTTCAACACGCTGCTGGCCGCCCGCGAGGCGACCGTGAAGCGCCTCATCGCCGAGGCCGACCAGCGCGAGACCGCGCCGCCCTCGCCGCGTTTCGCTGTCACGCACTGCTCGCAATGCGGCATGGCGCTGGGGCCTGGCGATGCCGGCGTGAGCCACTGCGCCGATCACCGCGCGCTGCGCCTGGTGAGGCCGCGGCAATGACGTTCGACCCGGTTTCATTCCTCCTCGGCTGCGGCTTCGCCTCGGCCGTCATCGCGCTGGTCCGGTGGGGCCTGCGCCGGTTCCGCCGCGCGCTCGAGCAGTTGGAGCGCGATGGACACGTTCACCACGACTGAACCATGCCGACCCTCAAGTCTCCCAACGAATGCGGCGATATCGCCGAGAAGGTCATCGCCGACTACGTGCGCGCCTGCGGTGCGTATGGCAACCCGGTGGCGATCGCCAAGGTCATCGAGATGCTGATCAGCAAGGCTGCCATCGGAATCGCGATGGTCGGCGCCGAGCCGGTCGCGCAGCAGATCCTCGATCGCACGAAACACAGCGTGAAGCGCTACGCCGAGGTCAACCTGCGGAGCGCCAACTGATGCGCGCCCTTTCTCTTCCCCGGCCGCGCGCCGACAACGCGCTGCTCGCCGTCGCGTCGCGGCGCTCGCCGCTCCGCTATGTGATCGAGGGCGCCGCATGGGCGGGCGCGTGCGGCGCCGGCGTCGGCCTGCTCTGGTACAGCGCGCTGCTGGCGCGCGCAGGGGGCTGGCTGTGAAGTCCCTCGCCCACCTGACCAGCCGCCGCGCGAAATTCGAGGCGTTCCTCGTGGAGCGTGGTGCGCAGATCCTGCAGCCCACCAACGAGTGGGAAGTCCTGCGATTCAAGACCTCGCACGGCACTTCGATCGTCTACTGCAACGCGCACGGTGGCATCACGCCCACCGGCGAAGCTACTGCGGCGTGGAAGGCGTTCGAGAGGAACGGCCCATGGCGCGCGACACCGCCGCCGAAGAAGCGCCCAACCGGTCGCGACAAGACGCGTCCAATGTTCGAGGCGCTGCTGAAGCGCGACGGCGCCGCATGCTTTTACTGCGGCGAGCCGACCGACGAAGCCGACCGGACGCTCGAGCACCTGGTGGCGCGCTCGCACGGCGGCCCCGACCACCTCAGCAATCTGGTCCTGGCGCACCGCCGGTGCAATGCGAACGCCGGGCACCTCAGTGCGATGGAGAAGATTCGCATTCGAGAAACCAGGGAGGCCGCGTGACGCCCTTCGACTACCTCGGCCGGCTGCTCGACTGGGCATATGCCAAGCACTGGGCATTCGGCTTCGCTGTCGCTCTGCTGGTCGTGGCCCTCGCCGTCGCGGCAGCCGCCGCGCTTGACCAGGATCGATCGCACAGCACGCCGCCGGCCGACGCTGGCGCGATCACGCCGCGCGCGGCATCCACCCCCACCGCCTGATCACCCTTCCGGAGTACCCATCCGATGAAAACCATCGACATGAAGCCCGTCGAGTCCTCGCAGGTCCACAGCATCGGCTACGACGCCGAATCGGAAACGCTGGCCGTCCGGTTCAAGGACCGCAAAACCGGCACGCCGAACGCGCTGTACCACTACTTGCAGTTCACGCAGGCCAATTTCGATGCGCTGCGGACGGCCGACTCGATCGGCTCGCACCTGCACCGGCACGTCAAGCCGCATCCGGAGCGCTTCCCCTACGTGTGCGTCGAGACGATGCCGGGCGTGCCCCATGTCGTCGACGTGCCCGGCGCCCCCGGTGCGAGCCAGCCATGAGCGATTCCGTCTACAAGGTCCGGGCGTCCAGTTGGGGCGCCCTTTTTGATTGTGCGTACAGGTGGGAGGGCATCCACCTCCTGAAGATGCACAACGTGGTCGGGCTGCGCGCCGCGCTGGGCACCGCCATCCACGCCGGCACGGCCGTCTACGACCAGAGCGTGCTGGACGGGTCCGGCCTGACCATCGACGACGCGGCCGGTGCGTTCGTCGACAAGCTGCGCGACCCCGACAACGAATACGACCCGGCGCGGGATGACCTCAGCCTGTCGGAGGCCGAGCGCATCGGGCTCTCGCTCACCACGAAATACTGCCTCGAGGTCGCGCCGCGCTACGACTTCATCGCCGTCGAGATGGAGACGAAACCGCTCGACATCGACTGCGGCGGCGGCATCACGATCCGCCTGACCGGCACGATGGACCGGGCGCGCGTGCGCCGCACGGCGCTAGGCCCGGGCATCGCCGACCTGAAGAGCGGCTCGGCCGCGGTGCAGAAAGGCGTGGCCGTCACGAAGGGGCACCGCCCGCAGATCGGCACCTACGAGATGCTCTACGAGCACACGACCGGGGAGCTGATCGCCGACACGGCCGAGATCATCGGCCTGAAGACGAAGGGCGCCCCCGAGGTGGCCACCGCGCCGGTGAAGAACGCCAAGCGCGTGATGATCGGCACCGAGGACGAGCCCGGCCTCATCGAATTCGCGGCTGACATGTTCCGCACCGGCCGCTTCTACCCCAATCCGAAATCGCTGCTCTGCGACGCGAAATACTGCCCGCGGCACGGCGTCTGCAAATTCCACGAGTAACGAGGCACCCCATGAATGCACCCGCACAACTGAGCGACGTGAAGGCGGCCGGCGGCGTCCCGGCGCTGATGCCGGACCAGGCCGTCGACATGTTCACCGAGCGCGGCTTTGTCCTGGCCAATCGCATCGCGAAGGCCTACGCCAGCAGCGATGCCGTCCCGGCGCAGTTTCGCTCGCACAACCTGAAGAAGGTGAACGGCGAGGACATCTGGGTCGAGAACCCGTCTGCGATCGGCAACTGCCTCGTCGCGATCGAGGTGGCGCGCGCGGTGCGCATGTCGATCACGGCGGTCATGCAGAACGCCGACATGATCGAGGGCAAGCTGCGGTGGTCGGGCAAGTTCGTGATCGCCGCGATCAACGCGTCGGGCCGCTTCACGCCGTTGCGCTTCCAGATGATCAACCGCGGCAAGATCGCGGCGAAGTACAAGGAAAAGGTCGGCTGGAACAAGGAGGCCCGGAAACCGATCTTCGAAGATCGCGAGGTCGAAGTCGACGACATCGAGTGCATCGCCTGGGCGCTTCCGAGGGGCACGCCGGAGCCGCGGCTTGCGCCCGAGCAGGTGCGCCAGTACGCGGGCCGCATGCTCGACCTCTACCGCGACCTCGGTATGCCGGTGATCGAATCGGCACCGGTCAGCATGCGCATGGTCGTCGAGGAAGGCTGGTTCGGGAAGTCGGGCTCGAAGTGGCAGACCGGGCTGCGCACGCTGATGTTCCAGTACCGCGCCGGCAGCTTCTTCGGCAACATCCACGCGCCCGACATCGTCATGGGCATGGGCCGCACGTCCGAGGAAGAGGCCGACATCGTCGACGTCCACCCCGATGGCTCGTTCACGGTGCAGACCACCACACTCGATAACCTGCGCGGCGCGGCCCAGCCGGCCGACGAGGTGCCACGCGCCGCGCAACGGGCGGCAGCAACGCACAGCGCGGCAGCCGAGCCGGAGCCGCGCACGGCAGCAGCTCAAGGTTCGCGCTCGGCGGCCGGCGAGGACGAGCCGCGAGAAGATCCGCCCCGTGCAGCGAATGCGCCGGCCGACGATGGCCAGCAAGGCGGCTTCGACTTCGACGTCGAGGGCCTGGTGCGCGGCATCCGGGAGGATATCGACACCGCCAAGACGGCCGAGGATCTCGACCTCGCGCGCGGCGCGATCAGTGGCGTGCCGGACGAAACCGTCAAGGCCGAGCTGAACGCTCGCGCCGCCGCGCGCCTGCGCGCCATCACGACCGCCGCCGAGCAGGCAGCGGCCAGCACCCAGAAGCCGGGGGCCACCAGCGCCCGGCGCCAGCGCGGCCCCATCAGCGCCGACTGACCAAGGAACCCATCGTGAAGCTCACCGGAATCTACGTTTCGAACGTGCTGGGGCTTCGCGCGGCCGACATCCGGCTCGCGCGGCCCGTCGCCCTGTTCACCGGCCCCAACGGCGCCGGCAAGAGCAGCCTGCAGGAAGCGGTGCGCATGGCGCTCACCGGCGACACGGTCCGCGTGTCGCTGAAGAAGGAATACGGCGCGCTCGTGACCGAGGGCGCCGAGTCGGGCCAGATCGTCGTCGAGGCTGGCGACCTGTCCAACAGCCTGGTGCTGCCCGCTGGCAAGCCGAAACGCGAAATCGCCGAAGATCCACGCCTGCCGCTGGTGCTCGACGCCCAGCGCTTCGCCCACCTGTCGGCCACCGAGCGCCGCGCCTTTCTGTACGACCTGATGGGCGTCAAGATCGGCCTGGACGAGATGCGCGCCCGGCTGCTCGACAAGCTCGGGCTGTCCGGCGGCGCGGTGCCGCCGGCGGCCGCCGCGCGGCTCGCGGCCATCACGCCCATGCTGCGGGCCGGCTTCGAAGCAGCGCAGAAGGAGGCGGCCGACCGCGCGCGCGGCGCGAAACAAGCCTGGCGGGCCGCCACCGGCGAAACCTACGGCAGCCAGAAGGGCGCGACCTGGCGTCCGGAGGTGGTTCCGTTCGACGAGGCGGCGCTGCGCAAGGCCACCGGTGACCGAGCCTCACTGGACGACCAGATCGGCGAGCTGCAGCAGCAGATCGGCGCGGCGGATGCGGCGGACACCGCGGCGCGCACGCGGGCCGGGAAGATCGCCGACCTGCGCAACCGCGCCGCCGGCTACGCCAAGGCGGCCGAGTTGCTCCAGCTTGCCGAGGCGCAGGTGGCCGAATTCCTACCGAAGGTCGAGGCGCTGCGCGCCCGCGCCGGGGTGGCGCCGGCAGGCGTGGAATGCTCTTGCCCCGAGTGCGGCGCCCTGCTGCGCTACCTGAACGGCGTGCTGTCGGCGGCGGCCGCCGGCGGCCGCGACGAGGATGCTGCCGCCAGCCTGCCCGAATACGAGCAGGGGCTGCGGACTCTGCAGAACGCGGTGACGAGCCGCAAGCGCGACCTCGACGCGGCCGACGCCGCCGCGACGCAGCTGCGCGCGCTGGAGGACGACGCCGACGATTCGGACCAGGCCGCCGCGCGCGAGAGCGCGGACGCAGCGCGCGCCGAGCTGGCCACCCTGCTGGAGCGGCGCAAGCAGCTCGACACCGACATCACGACGATGCGCGAAATCGAGCGGCGCGCCGCCGGCGCGGCGGATCTGGCGAAGAACGCCGCCGCGCTGCACGACGACGTCGTCGCCTACGAGGCGATCGGCGACGCGCTGGCGCCGGATGGCATCCCGGTCGATCTGCTGCGCGAGGCCCTGATGCCGGTCAACGAGCAACTGACCGACCTGGCCGCCATGTCCGAATGGGCGGACATCACGATCACGCCGGAGATGGAGATCCTGGCCGGCGGCCGCGCCTATGCGCTGCTGTCGGAATCCGAGCGCTGGCGGGCCGACGCGCTCATCGCGGCGGCCATCGCGCACTTCAGCGGGCTGAAACTGCTCGTCCTCGACCGGGCCGATGTGGTAGTCGGGCCCGAGCGTGAGCGGCTGCTCTACTGGCTCGACGATCTGGCGCATGCCGGCCTGATCGACACCGCGCTGGTGTTCATGAGCCTGAAGTCGGCGCCCGGTGGCCTGCCGGACGCCATCGAGGCTTTCTGGGTGGAAGCGGGCCAGGTCGCGCCCGTCGGCGCGCCGCGCGCGCATCGGGAGGCGGCATGATCGAGCAAATCGAGAAGCACCTGGCCAGCGAGGCCGAGGCGACCGCGAAGCGGATTGCGGCCGCGCTCGGCCTGCCCCACGTCGAGGTGTCAAAGGCGCTCCACAAGATGGTCAGCACCGGGACCATCGAGCGCGAGAAGCGTGCCGGCGGCGGCAATGAGTACGTGTACTGGCTCGCGCGCGGCGCGCCAGCGGTGCCGCCCAGCACCGGCATCGTGGGCCGCGCCGCATCCGTCGCGCTCGCCGATGAGGCGCACGCCGATCCGGGGGCGCGCATCGTTGATCTACCGCCAGCGGCCAATTTCCCCTGCGGGGTGCGGCCCGTGGTGGCGGACGACGAGGCAGCACCGGAGCCAGCTGACACCGACGCACGCATTGCGCACCTCGCCGCCGACGTCGCGCGCCTGATCGTCGAGCGCGACGAAGCGCTCGCGGTGGCGCAGCGGTGGCGCGCCAACTGCGCGTCGCTTGAGGAGCGGATCAGCGAACTGACCATCGGGCCGCCTGGCGCGGCCGCCCCACTGTTCGTCACGATCGGCCGCGACGCGCCGCCGAAACGCCACTCGTCGCTCGAGAAGGCCCAGCGCCGCGGCGCCGCGCTTATCCGGGCCGACAAGGAAACCGAGGTGCTGGTCCTGGAGCCTGTCGGCCGGATCGTGCGCGGCAGCGAGTGGCGCCCGAAGTAGTTGATCGCTTTAGCGCTGCGCAAGCCCCAAAACTTTGCGTGACGTTTTGATGGGAGACCCTTAAGCAACCCTCTCTCTAAAAGCCACACTATTTTTCATCGACCCAGCGTTTGGCTAGTCTCTGTCCAAGACTAGCCATTTCGGCTTTCGAGCCACGATGTCCAAGGTCGCCACTGTCCACCACAGAGCCGTGCGCATTCGGGTGATTATTTCGTGCGTGGACCGGCCCCCGCTAAAACCGGACACGGGGTAACGCTTAAATTATGAGGTAGTCTTCAGCCTATGTTTAAGCCTAACCACAATGTAGAACCGGTCGAAGTTCTGACCCAGCCGGAGCAACGCCGCCGGCGTTCTGTCGAGGAGAAGCTCGCGATAGTGCGCGAGACGTTCGAGCCCGGCGCGACGGTTTCCGGTGTTGCTCGTCGCCATCAGGTGAATGCAAACCAAGTTTTCGCTTGGCGCAAGCTCT